CATTGTTTCACTTCTTGTATGAATCTTTTTGTTTTTCTTTTCGGTATTTTTGGTTCTTGTGTGAACCTGTGAGGTTTCACTTCAATCAAATACATCTTTGTTTTATTACCTGATTTGACTTTGATGAAAAAATCAACAAAGTATCTATGGATTTTGTTGTCTAACGGAGAACGATACGGTATCACTATTTCCTCACTACCCCACTCCATGACAGAATCATTGAGATCACACCAATTCATAAACTTTAGCTCATAACCCGATCTATAAATTATGTTTGATACGTTTCCTTTATACTTAGCAGGATTTCTCGGCATAAATCTGCCGGAATAAATTTCTTTCCGATACGTCATATAATCCTTATAAATAATGTGAAACAATAACTTAGTCTTAGGATATTTATATGTCAGGCGTAGATGTAAATGTTACAACCATTGATAATAGTGGTACTGCACCTAATGCTCAATCAACCAATCAACAAGTAACGCCTGTTGGAGGCACCATTACATCGACCATTCCGGGTCAGGACGGTGGTTCGGTTACAACTGTAGTTCCTTATGCAGCATCTATAGAGGAAGGAGATACCTCACAAAATCCTGGATATTTGGAAAGGTTATCAAATTTTGGTTCTAATTCTATTGCTTCTTTAAGAGATACAGCAGGAATTGTCTGGAACAGAACTACTCAAGCGTGGGAAGATGGTGTAAACGGTATACAAAGAGAAAATTTTGATAATATGGATGAAGATGTAAGGAATAGATTGTCTCTTCAATCAGCTGTTCCCCCATCCTTACTATCATATCCCATGGGTGCTTTTGATGATTCTATTAGTAACTCAGACACACAGTTAGTACACAGTGTTGTTTTTAATATTTTAGCTAGAAGTAATAGTAGAGTTGCACAAATAAGACAAAATCAAGGACTTACTGCGGCGTTTGATTCATCTGATGAAAATAGAACTAACGGTGAAAATGCTCAACAATATTTAGCATCACTTGGCACAGTAGCAGGCGCTGCATTTGCATATAAAAGATTAAAAGATTTAAATAATACTGCTAGACAAATTCAAGGAAACCCACTCGGACTTGTCGGTCAACTCGCTCAAGGAGCAATGATTGCAGGTGCGTCCGGAGCGGTGAGTAGCCTTGCAGCGGAGAACAATTCAGTTGTAGATATAATGACAGCAATAGAGTTGTATGTAACACAACCCCCAATTGCAGAATATGAAGCAATGTGGGAACAAAAAGAACTTGGCGCTCTTGGGGGTATGTTGGCTAGAGGTGAAAGAGCAAATCTTTCTGTTGAAAGTTTTATGTCAGGAGCTTCTGGTTTAGGTGAAGTTGGCGTTAGAGGAGTTATAGGCGCTGCTGCATCGTTGCCAGGGGCGTTAGGTATAAGTGGTGATTTAGCAGCGGGCATAGAAGCAACTTCTAAGAAGGTAACTAATCCATACAAAGAACAACTGTTTAAATCAATGGGATTCAGGAAGTTTGCTTTTTCCCATAAATTTGCACCTAGAAACTTACCAGAGTTACGTAATGTATTAAACATAATACAACAATTTAAATATCATATGCACCCAGAAAACGATCATAGTAATTTGTTTTTAGAGTATCCTTCTGAATTCCATATTGAATATCGTTACAAAGGAAAACGAAATAAGTTTGTTAGCAGGATATCTACTTGTGCTTTAACAGGGATGAAAGTAACATACGGCGGACAAGATGCTTTTACTTCTTTTATTGACACTGAAGGCGCTCCATCTGAGTTTCAATTAGATTTAGTATTTGAAGAACTAGAAACACTAACAAACGATAGGATTGGACTAGATTACGAGGACAGCTTGTAATGTTTTTTAAAAATATGCCGACTATGCGGTATAACATAGACAATAAACCTAGAATTGTAACTGATATATTTAGACGAGTTGCTATTAGCAAATATCAAAATAATACTTTAGCCATGAATGAATATTATGTTCAGGATAGAGAAACTCCTGAGGATGTTGCATATAACTGGTATGGCACTGCTTACTATCATTGGATAATTTTAACCATAAATAATATTGTCGATGTAAACAACGAATGGCCAAGACCACAAAATTCTTTATTTGAATATGTTGAAGATAAGTACGGTGTAAACAATGCATCTGAAGTACACCACTACGTCCTTAAAAAAGATGTGAATGATAATGATGTTACAGAAGAAATTTATGTTGATTATAATGCATCTGATCTTGCAACAGGTAAAATAGAGTCAGTGACTAACTATAAGTATGAAGAAGAACTCAATGACGATAAAAGACAAATATATTTGTTAAAACCTGAATTTTTAGGTGAGTTTGTAAAATCCTATAAACGCTTAATGGCTAGATAGTATGAGTGTTCCTGTTGATGAAAAACTAATAAAAGCCGGTGATTATGAATTAGAGTCTTTGGTGATACACACTATAGGCGATAATGGCGTAGTTGATCTCACCAACTTTTTTATAGAACTTCATTTATTTGAGGATATTTTTTCTCCGTCTCTTACAGGTAAAATTGTAATAGCCGATGCGTTGAATTTAATTGTTTCTTTACCTATAATAGGTGACGAAGCAATAACGCTAAAAATGAGAACACCGACGTTATCTGATGACACACACAATGTAATTGAAAAAACTTTTAATCTATATGCCATTAAAGATAGAATATCTAATAATGACGGGTCTCAATTTTATACACTTTGTTTTACTTCTATAGAAGATTATTTAGACACCTCACAGCCAATATCTAAGACGTTCAGAGGAACCACGGATGAGGTTGCAGCACAAGTTTTTGAAGATCACATAAGAACTGAAAGAGTATTAGGAAAACCCGACTTCACTCCTTTGTTACTTACAGACACTCCGCACAGAAGTAAAATAGTATATACTTCAAATTATTGGACTCCTTTCAAAAATATGAGATTTATTTCAAAAAGGGTGAGGGGTAAATCTTTAAATGGATCTGACTATTTATTTTTTGAGAGTAATAAAAATTTTTACTTCTCTAGTATAGAGTCATTGATACAAACACAATTAACAAAAGGACTTTTTGATGAATATGTTTTAGAAAGAGATTCACAAAGCATTCCAAGAAGAGAAACTGGATTTGATTTTTATGGTAATCTTTTACCTGATGTTATGACTAGAATTGAAGACATGAAATACAAAAAAAGTATTGATATGTTAGACAGTCAACAAGTCGGTCTGTTATCTAGTAGTATATATGGTTATGATTTAGCCACTAAAAAATTTGTACAGCGGGATTTAGACTATGTAAATGAAGTTAAAAATTTTTATAGAACAGATATTGGAAACCCTTTTCCATCTGAAACCCCTAGAAATCCTAGAAATAAGGTATCTTTTATCATGTATAATTCTTCAGTTTTTCCTGACTATGGACTAACTGACAATGAAAATTTACCTCAGGGTCATCCTGCAGAATACTATAGTGATAGGTTTCTTTTTAGGCAATCATATTTGAATGGATTGAATCAATACACCTTTGAAATGACAGTTCCTGGGAGAACTGATATTGAAGTTGGTTGTGCCATAAGTGTTTTATATCCTGCATCAGGCGCAAAAGATACAGAAACAAAAGATATAGACACTATTTTTGATCCTTCATTGAGCGGTGTATTTTTTGTAACAGCTATACATCACAAATTTAATATAGACAGACACGTTATGACTTTAGAACTAATCAAAAACGGTCTCGGAAGTGACTTAGGAGTGTATGAAAATGCAGCGACCTGATTTTAGATGGTGGATGGGTATTGTTGAGGATAGAGTAGATCCTGAAAAAATGGGTAGATATCGTGTTCGTATTATTGGTTATCATACAGAAGACCGAACAGTTTTGCCAACATCAGATTTGCCATGGGCTACTCCTGTAATGCCTGTTTCATCTTCTAGTAACACTGGTGTTTGTGAGACTCCTTCTTTAGTAGAAGGCTCTGCTGTAATAGGATTCTTTAGTGACGGTGAAAATGAACAACACCCTGTGATTATAGGAAGTATGCCGGGTATGCCTCAACAAAAGATTGAGGATCCTAGTTTTGGTTTTTCGGATCCCAGGGGTAAGTTTCCTAGATATCTCAATGAACCTGATATATCTAAACTTGCGAGAGATGGTGCAGCAGAAAAACACGAAAGTTTGATTGACAAACGAGAACGTAGAACAACAGACATACACACTGCTAGAGCCCCGTCTGTAGCTACTATGCTAACTGATAAGGCGGGTAAAGACTATACCGGAGAAACATGGAACGAGCCTCACCCAAGATTTGGAACAAGTGAATCTGGGCAATATAATCCGATTGGAAAACCTGTAGATTTTCCTGAGGGCGTGACCTCAGTTTATCCCTTTAACCAGGTGAAAGAAACTGAGTCCGGTCATGTGTTTGAAATAGACGATACACCTGCAAATGGTAGAATACATGAATATCATAATGCAGGTACTTATAGAGAAATACAAGCTGACGGAACTAGAGTAACTAAAATTGTTGGCGAAGATTATGAAATAATAGCAAAGGGTAAAAATGTTTTTATCGAAGGTGGGTGTAATGTTACTGTGGTGGGTGATTGTAAACTTAGAGTAGATGGTGACTATTATCAGGAAATTGATGGAGACTATTTTTTAAGTGTTACCGGAGATAGGATTGTAAAAATTAACGGCAACGATCTAACTGAAATAGGAACAGATATGGGTATAAACGTAAATAAAAATAAAACTGTTCGTGTCGGATTAGATAACACAGATTCTATCATAGGAAAGGATACAAAAAGTGTCGGTAAAGATAAAATTTTAACAGTAAATCAAAAACTACAAGAGCAAGTTAAAGGAAAAGCCTTTCGTCTAGTTGAAAAGTCTAGCAGTGAGGTTGTCATAGGTGACAGTAATATTTTATCAGGTGCCAATATACAGATAGGTGCAGATGAAAACATAAAAATAACAGCCAAGGATACTATCACTGAAAAAGCGAAAGACGGTAACATTGATATGATTACCGAAACAACAGACATTACAGCTAACTCTGCAAGAAAAGTAGATGTAGATGCAGCAACTGACGTAGATATAGATGCTAGCTCTAATGTAGAAATTACAGCAACGAGTAACGTAGATATAGACGGCTCAAGGATAGATTTGAACTAATGGGACAACAAGCACATAGACTTGGGGACTTAAACACAGCATCTGCTGCCATATCTTCAGTTCCTTCTAATAGTGATGTATTTTGCAATAGCAAACTTTTGTCTGTAAATGGAAGTCCAGTAGTTCCTCATGGAGCCGCTTTACACGGTGCTCCTTTTACTGCCAATGGTTCTTCTACTGTTTTTTGCCACAGTATACCAGTAAACAGTAAAACTGATGCAGACAATTGTGGTCATACCAGAGCTACTGGTAGCACTAATGTTTTTATAGGAGGTTGAAATGAGTTGCGGTCCTGCTGAGAAACTTACAAAATTAGCTGAAGATTTTGAAACAGTTGAGTCCAAAATAGATGATATGATTGCTGATGTTGAATCTCAGGTCGGAGCAATTCAAGCACAAGCACAGACCGAAGTTGACAAAGTTATTGGTTCTTTGAAGGGGCTTATGCCTGAAATTGATGTGCCGTTTATCCCCGATTCAGTACAAAATGATATTACAAATATAGTAAGAAATATTTTAACTGCTCAACTAGCGGCTGAAGATATAGCAAATGAACTTACTAGACTTGAACAAAAATGGAGTGGTGTAGATTTAGGAAATATAAGAATACAAGATATACCTCAACTTCTAAGAAGTGGTGCTTTAGATTTAGATAGAATTTGTAAATTAGTACCTAACTTTGAAAAGGATGGATCGCAAGTTGTATTAAAAGGAACACCTATTAGTTTTCCGGAAATAAATGTAGCAGACATAATAAAAGGTGGTTCATTGCCTAATATACAAGTACCAGACTTTGCAGAAGTTGTTACTAGAAGAGTATCTGACGCAAAAGAAAGATTTATAGAAATTAGTATTCCGGGACTGTACCGAGGCTAAAATAACTTATAAATACACATATGTCTACTCAAAAATTAAAAGTTTCACGTTTATATTCGGACTTAGATTTAGATTTAAGTACACCACATCCTGTAACGGGCGATCTGCCTAAAAAAACAGACGTTAATGCTGTTAAACAGGCTATACAAATTTTAATGATGACTAATTTTTATGAAAGACGTTTTTCCCCTAGAAAAGGTGGAAATGTAGTTGGTTTACTTTTTGAACCAATGTCCAACTTAGCTGCATCAACAATAGCTACACAAATAGAATTGATGTTAAAAAATTATGAACCAAGAGCTAAAGTACAATCAGTAGAAGTAATACCTGATTTCGTTAGAAATAGTTATACTGTAACTCTCAGATTTTTTGTAGTGGGAATAAACAAACCGCAAATTTTATCAGCGAACTTAGAAAGATTAAGGTAAAAAAATGGCACAGTTAAATGTTACAGACTTAGATTTTGATACAATAAAAGAAAATCTAAAAACTTTTTTAGATTCTCAAACTGAATTTGATTCATATGATTTTGAAGGTTCAGTGATGTCTGTATTACTGGATACCTTAGCATACAACACACATTACAATGCTGTGCTTGCACATATGTTGGCAAATGAATCATTTTTAGATACTGCTATAAAAAGAACTTCTGTGGTATCACTTGCAAAAGCTCTTGGATATACTCCTCGCTCTGCAAGGTCATCTTTAGCACAATTAGATTTGTCTGTGGTCCCTGATTCTAGTTATACTCAAACCACATATACTCTCTCCAGAGATACCTATTTTAATACTACACAAAATGGAACCACATATACTTTTTATCCTCAATCAGATGTAACTGCATCTTTAACTAATGTAGATGGGGTGTCTACATTTGTTTTTAGCAATTTACCTATAAGAGAAGGTTCTAGAATTTCAAACAATTTTGTTGTGGATGCTAATTCTCTTTCAGGTCCTTTTGTTATACCTAACTTGAATGTAGACACAACAACATTACGTGTTAGAGTAACAACATCTATATCTGATTCCACAGTGGAAACATTTACATTACATACTACACTTCTCGATCTCACTAGTACGTCTAAAGTTTACTTTTTAGAAGAAAATCTAGATGGATTTTATGTTTTAAGGTTTGGAGACGGTGTGTTAGGCAAACAATTAACTTCCGGTAATATCGTAAATATAGACTATCTAGTAAACGCAAATGATGCTCCTAATGGTGCAAACACTTTCACTTGCGCTAACACATTGACAGGTAGCGGTGAAACAAAAACAATAACAAATGTAGTTAAGGCATCGGGTGGAGCAGGAAAAGAATCTATTGACAGTATACGTAGAACTGCTCCTAGATACAATGCTACAAAGGAAAGAGCAGTAAATGCTTCTGACTATAAGAGTTTGATTTTAGCCAGT